TCCAGTCCGTTTGAACTGTTACCGGGCCAGTCGTTACTACCTTGAAGCTATGCAAGCCTTCCTGAGTAAAGGTGTAATCAGCGCGAAAAGCGCCCGTGCCGCCATCGCTGACGACGCTCGCTGTGGTCGTCGTCTGATCCGGCAGCGTTACCGTAACTGTCTTAGTCGCCGGATTAGCGGGAAGCCCAGTATCAGGATCAGTGACAGTGAACCGAAATGGGTAGAGCGAGCCTACTTCGGCCGTCATTCCAGATCACCTATTATTCAGACTTCGAAGCGGCAGCGTCCTTAGACGTTCTGCGCGGCGCCGTAGGCGCGTCGGCAGTCTGACGCTTGGCCGAGTGACGATCCTTCAGCACTTCGGCTTCTTTTGGCTCTTCGTTGTCCAGCTCGTCGGGGTCCACGCCGGCAAGGCGAAGCTGATAAGCGTTTTCCGCAAGCTTCGCCTTATCGGCATGAGTAGCCAAGAGATGCGCTCGCTGACGCTTTAGCGCTGCAACGTGATCAGTAGTCATCGGCTCTCCGTAAATTCAAATTGGTTGTTCAAGTCTTCTAGCCACTCGTCCGCGGGCGGGTATTCGTGATGATGCTTTATCTCGCCATGAACGTGCGGCTGATAGCCCTTGGCCATAAGAGCCATAGCTATGCGGGTATCGAGATAAACCCAGCATCCTTTGCCGTCACATCTTTTGCATTTCGGGTGATAGTCCAGATCGGGACCATAAAAATCAGGTTGCGCAACTTTCTGGACTTCAACGGAAAACCGGGCGCAGCTAAGGCTAATTATCGTGGTCTTTGTATAAGGCTCTGGAAACGTCTTGGCTGAATACGTGCACCAGGGCTGATCACACGACTCAAGAGACGGCAGCACTTCAGCGGTAATTTCTTTGTCTTGCTCAATCACCACAAGACTGTCTGAGCCGTCCCATCGCGACGCTATGGCGTCGTTATAGCCATAGAGCCCTTTAGTCTCGACATATTCGGCCGACTTCGCGTAACGGCGAAACGACTCCAAAGCCGGCGATGCAAAGTTGCCGGTGTGAACGATAATCGTCCGCAATTACGCACCGATCAGAGTGATATCGACAGTCAGAGTCACGTTAGTATCAGCGGCGACGAGAACGCTTAGCCAGCGATAAGGCTGATTTGCGGGAACGAGCTTGATAGCCGTCGCGCTCGTGGTAATCGTCAGGTTAGTTGCAACCTGAGTACCCGGAGAAAGAAAGTCCGCATAGTTAACGTTAGTCCAGGTGCTAGCGTCCTTAGAGCCCTGAATAGAAACGGTCGCCGTAGGCGTAGAGCCGGCAACGGACACAATGCGAACTAGCGCATTCTGATGAAGCGCATCACGGCCGAAGTCAACCAGAGTAGACCGCGCGTTAGCCGTCGAAGCGTTGATAACCACATTCCCGTTAGGATAATCCCACAGAGTCGGGTTAGCCCCTTCAAGCGTGAGAATAGTCTGAATCTCGTTAATCTTCGCCGCCTGCTGCGCTTGAATCGCCGCAGAATTCTCGCGAAGAGCGGCATTGGCTATCTTTAGCCAATCCTGATATGTAGCTGCTGGCATCGCTTATCCTTCTAAGTTGCCGCCTAATGCCAGAGCCGGCCCATAAACCGGCTCTGGCGAAAGGCAATCGAATTGAATCCGACTTAGAAGGTCGGAGCAGTGAAGTTGGTAGAGGTAATGACCTGCTGCGCATTCGTGTAGCGGTTGAACGTGTAAGCGTAATAGCCGTACACAACCAGCAGAACACCGAGCGAAGTAACGTTCGGCTGTTCCGCCCGAATAAACGCGGGCTGATTCGGGTCGGTCCACAGATGACATTCATCACGCGAGGTAACGAAAATTTCATCCTGGTTAGTGCTGACGGTAGTAGACACGTTAGCGTCAACGATGACGTCAAGGCCGTTAGGCAGCGTGCCCCGAACCTGAGAGCCGTAAGGGCCATCAGTCGCAGTGCCGACCTGGTTAAACGGAACGGCGGGACGCTGGAAAGCAATCATCGGCCACGTCGAAGACATCTGGCTAGCGAGCCAGAACCAGCGCCGGGGATGCATAACAGCGTGCGTCGCCTGCCCGAAACCGAGAAGAGTCGTCTCAGCCCTGGACGCTGCGCCCATAATCGCGCTGTAAACGCCGGGACCAGTCGTGCCCGTTGTCGCCGCAGTAGACTGCGCGATGTTAGCGAGACCGGTCGTTGTCTGATTCAAGAGCTGATTATCAAGGTCGGTGTAATACCGCTTGAATAGGTCCTGCATAAGAACGTCGTCAATGCCGGTGCCTCGGTCAATCGCCTGCCGGGAAACGTTCACCCAGCCGCCGGCGGTCTGAACCGGAATAGTAAGCAGAGTATCGGACGCAGCCTGAGACAAAAGCGCGTTATTCTCGCCCGTGGGCTGAAGACCGGCCTGAGTAGCGGTCGTGATCTTCGAAATGTTAACGCTCATGCCGGCAGGCGGTAGCTGATGAGGGTTAGTGCCGAGATCGGCAAAGGGCTTCATATTCGCAACAGCGGGAGCAACCATATCGGTCAAATACTGCGGAACAGTCAGGCCGGTAAAGTTAGACGTAGCGTCAGAAGCACGCTCAAGATACGCTGCGCGCTCAACGCGCTCTTCGTTCATGTGCTGAGCGAGACGAGCGTTAGAGCCGACGTCGTTGTAAAGATACTGCCGGCAGACATCGCGAAGAAACACGGTGCCCGTAGGGTCATTGCCGCGATGATAAGTGCGCTCTTCACGGCCGACCGAAACGCTGGCCGTACGCCGTTCAGGCGTACGCGCGCCCGGAGTGACGTCCTTTGCCCGCTTATCGGCTTCCCTGTCTTCAGCTTCAAGCTGAGCGACGCGAGCAAGCTTGTCCTTGATGCCGCTTTCCTGCGTCTTGGCAAGTTCGATATTCTCAAAGCACTTGTCAGAGCGCGCGGTCTCTTCGTCGGTTAGATTGGAGCGGCCTTCCTGGCGCGCGGTATCAAGAATGAGCTGAATTTCCGCCTTGGCCTTCTTCTGGCGCATCTGGGCAGCGTCTAGCTCAACTTCGGTTTGAGCGCGAAGTTCCTGAAGATTCATTCTTCAGTGCCTTTCTTAGTCGAGTTGAAATAAAGACGCATACGTGTGACTTCGCCAGCGTCGGGCATAGCAATTTGCCGGTATGATTGCCGGACTTACTCCGCGTTTGATCTCGCCAGAGTCGTTTAGTTATCAAGCGCGCGATAGCGCTTAAAGAGAAGATCGACAGACATTCCGGTGGCTTTCGGCTCGTCTTCGACCTCGGGCGCGTCGGCCAGGCCGGCGCGCGCCAATTCACGAAGATGCGTCGCGTCATGCGTCGCGTCGTCAAGCACCCCGCGGGCACGCTCGTTAATAGCGCGCTGAGCGGCAGCGAGAGCGCCGGCGGGAAGCTGCCGAATCTCCCGGAGGATTTCAGGGGCTCGCGAAGCGATATCCGTAAACGGGTTAGCCCCGTAATTGACGGCGGAAACGTCGCCGCGATTGATATCAAGCGCAGTCAGCGTAAGAGACGTATAGTCGTCGTTCCATTGATAACCGTCGTCGTCAACCAGGAAAGCAAAGGACATTTCGTCAATCAGTCCGTCGTTAATGGCCGAGATCATGTCTCTGACGTCCTGGCGGTCCGCGTTAAGAAAAGCGCGGGTATGGAGTCCGCTGGAATCCTTGCTCAGCTCAAGCGTGCCGTTAGTCGTGCGAGCCATCGTCATGCCACGGTGATTAAGCAGAAAAGCGACGTCTGGCGAGCGAGCTAGCGAGACATCGAGAGCCGAAGACGCTACTTGCTCCGTATATTCGCCGAACATGTCATACATGACGTACGGCGTATTAAACACGGTCGCGTGACCTTCGACTTCGTAAAAGCTCTTGCCGTCACGCTGGACGAGCGCAGCGCGAATCTCGCTGGCGAACGCGGGCATGCGCGCCTGCCCGCTAGGCAGCCCGCGCTGAGCGCGAGCTGTCTTGACGCCGGCTGAATTCTCTTGAGCCTGAATAGTCTTCATATGGCTTTCAAGATGACTTTCAGCCGCGCTCTTGTTCGCAAGTCCCTGGGTCTGTCCGATGCGAGCAAGCCCGTTGCGAACGCCGGCAGCGTTAGGCGCGTCGCCCGGATGATAGTGATGCGGCAAAGCCCAGTGAGCCTGAGTGTCAGGGTCGCCGTCTGTCTTCTCGCCCGCGCAGATGCCTTTGTAAAAGGCGGCTGGATCGTCGCTGTTAGCTCCGTTAGACCACGCTTTAGAGGCGTCCCACGTGGAATTATCAACACTTGCCATTAAGGTCTATCCTCCGTAGCGAGATCGCTAGCGTTATTCGAGTCGTCGGCGGGTTCCGCCGCCGGCTCTATGCCGGCGGCAATATCCGCAACGGTGATCGCAACCGGATTGCCGTTAAGGTCCATCGGGGCCAGCGACGTTAGCGGGGTAGAACCGCGCCGGTTCAAGCCAAGCTCGTCAAATTCCTTAATCTGAGCCGGCACATAAGGCGCGCGATTATCGATCTGACGTGCTTCGTTAGGCGATAGCGTTCGCGCGTCAATCTGGTTTTTGATCCATTGCGAGCGCGTCAGCGGGTCCATTCTCAGAAGCGAGCTGGTATCGACCTGCACAAAGCGCGGGCGCGGCAAAAGCTGACTCCATGCGTTCTCGCGCCGGGCGATAACCGGCCCGAGATTCAGCACGAGAAGCTGTAGGTTTCGCTGCGTGATATTCGCGTAAGTGATATTCGGCGCACTCATTTGCGCATCGATCAGGTCGGCGGGAACGCCGAAGAATCGCGCCGCATCTTCAAGCGAAAGCTTCTCAGCGTTAATCCAGTCGGCGGAAGCTTCCTGAGCCTGAATAAGTGCATATTCCCAATCAGAGCCGGTAACGAAAGGCTCGCCGGTCACCTGGGAAGCGCGCCATGACTCTTTGACAACGGTCGCTTCTTTGCTGTTCAGCTTCTTATTCACGTTCTTTAGCTGGGCGCGCGGCGAAGCGCCGCCGATAAACCAGTCGGTCGCGAACTGCTGAATAGAGCGATACTGCCCGAGCGTAAAAGCCGCGTGCATTACCGGGGACAATCCCATATCAAGACCGGGCACGGTGTATTGCTTCTCATGCCAGATATCGGAAGGGTCGTAAAGCTCGCCCTTAATCCGGTACTTGGAAAGCTTTCCGTCACGGTAAACCAGCGCGCATTGAGCGCTAGGCTGAAGATCGATATTGGCCGGGTAGTTATCGGCGGTCCTGGCGGTAATGATGCCTATCGCGTTGCCCGAGCGGTCAAGCTCAACCTGACTCGAATAGCGCCATTCCATAAAAGCCGGGTCTGCCAGGAACGGGCTAAGATTCGCTTCGACCTGAATCTTTTTGCCGTCTGGAAGCTGAATATTGCGAAACGCATCGACGGGCATTGTCGAAAGCATGTCGGCACGAAGCCTGATAGCCGCCCATACGGCCGAGTTTGCCAGCGCCGTATCGTTGTCGATATAGGGCATTCCCGGAGTAGAGAACGGGCGTCGCACGATCAGGTCTGACGGCTGACTAATGCCCCAATAGCGCTTTTGCCGCCCGAAAACAAAGCCCATCGCTTACCGCCCGTAATCCACGACGGCCGCGATAAGCAGCACGCAGCCTGTAATAATTCCAGCGGGAAGAAAGATCAGCGATACGCCGTAAGCAATGCCGCCGACAGCGGCCAAGGTGATCAGCTCAAGAGAGACGCTGAAGAGATTAGACAAAAATCCCCGCATTGAATAGCGCCTCCATGTCTTTATCACTGATCAGGTCTTCGTCGCGTAGGCGCTTGATGTCATCGGGCCCGTAAACACCCATGCGGCAGAGCCGCTTGATTTCGTCCAGGTCGAAATGGACAGACTGGCTGATGTCGTATTCCTCTTCCACGCTGAACCTCTGAAAGCCCCAATGCGCGAACGTAACGGCCATAAGGGGGGAGATATCGACGCCGGCGTTACGCCGGTCGAATGCCCATGATTCGGATAGCGGTCGTTTGTCAACTGCCGCGATAGCGGCTTTCAGCGACCCTTGCGCGTAATGCCGCAACGTGTCATCGCGGAAAGCGTCGAAGAGCTGCCCGCAAGCGTGCGCGACGTCGGACGCCTGTAGCGTCTCTAGACGCACGACGGTCTCTAGCTGGGTGATCAGACTGCCGGCAGCCGCGCGGCGGTCCACGATCCATCGTGGCGCGTTCCAGCGCGTGTCTAGCTCTTTCGCTCGCGCGACGATCCACGCCGTACCGTCGCGATGATCGATCACCTGAACGCCGGTGCGCCCATCGGGACGCTTGCCGCAAACGGCGATGCTCGCCGAGCCGCGATCGGGCGCGACGTCGATAGCGAACACGGGCGCTTGCACGCGGGGCGGCTGTTCTGTCTCGTCTTTCGTCGCGTTCCACCAACGCCGGGGAATAACGAGCCATCCGTCTAGCGGCGCAGGATACTGGCCGACGCCGAGACGTTCTCTCAAGAATTCCGTCTCTGACATTGCCTCGCGTTCGGCTTCTATGAATTCGTAGGGAATTCGTATGCCCAATGCGGGGTTTGCCTTGGCGACAGAGCGCGGGTCGTCGGCGTCATCGTGAATCTCGCAGCCCGGCGAGCAATACTCGTCGTGCCAGTCAATGGAATACTCGAAGAACGCAAGCCGCGGAGACGATTTCGCGATGCCCCGCCGGCGAATCTGCGCGAGCTGAGTCGATATCTTCAGCCCGGCGCTGCCGGTGTACCAGACTTGAGGGTTCGGCCTGGCCGACAAAGCGGGAAGCGAAGCGCCGACTTTGCCGGCGTCCAGAAACATGCTCTCGTCATAAACGAGACAATCGCCGGTAAAGCCACGGCCAGAGCCGGCGGAACGAGCAATAAAGATCAGCCGCGATCTTTCCTTGCGTATGATCTCACGGCCGCCAGACCCGAGAATGACGGTCGGCCCTGCTTGAAGCTCTATGAATTCACGGCCGTACGCCGATGATTGCCGCGCGACTTTTTTGTCAAGCTCAGGCGTATTCTCGATAAGCTGCAATACGCGACGGTAATGCTCGCTTGCCGTTTTGTGCTCGTGCGCGGTATGCACAATCAAGCGGTCTGTCCTGAACAGGTAAAGCCCGGCCAGCTCGCGCGCTTCCAGAATGCTGCCTTTGCCGTTTTGGCGACTTACGATAACGCAAACTTCAAAGGCGCTCCATTTGCCGTCAGCGCGCTTGCCGAGAGAGTTAATCAGCCCGTAGCGCTGCCACGGGTCAAGTTCCAGGCCGGCGACTGCCGCAAGATCGATGCAGTCTTTGCCGGCTGACGTCGAGATGTAGGCCGGAATTGATTCCAGGCGTGGCAACTGATCGCCTATCAAAAGCGACATTAGCTGCCTTTCCTATTCCTGCCGTTTGATTATCTCTTCGACCGGATTACTTTCTGACGCCGGCTGGTCAGCGCACTTGTCCAGCGTTAGACGCAATTCGCGCGAGAGCGCAGCGACGGTTTTATCGTCGGGACTGTCGTCCAGAACTTTGCCAATCAGGATTGCCAGCATCTCAATTGCAGTCTGGGGCTCGGTAATTCCGAGATCGCGCAGCGATTTGCGGACCCCTTGCTCTATTTGCCCCATGCTGGTACACTGGCCCCCTTAAGCAACTTGCAGCGTTTGGAAACGCCTTGACTAAAGTAACGGCAGTAATGCCGGAACCTCATGAGCCAACCGGAGAAATCACAATTGAATTGCCGTGCGGAGACCTGACGACTCTTGCGCGCGAAGAATGGCAAGACGGCTTTGTAAGACGCTACTGCCCGGATTGCCGAGAGACATTCGACATAATCCCGATATCCGAAGAAATACTAGCCGCAGTCGATTCGCGCTTGCCGA